ATCGCCCGCGCTCGCGCTGTCGGCCATCGTGAGATCATGCACCGCGCCTTCGCTCACCGCCATGCCCGCCATCGAGGCGGCGGCGGCGACATCGTCAACGGCAAGCGCGTGCGTTTGCGTTATCACGGCGGAGTCAATACTGCTGGATGATGAGGTTGAAGAGAGTGTTAAATTATGCGGCGTACCGCCGCCCGCCGCATCACCAATAAAAAACAGTCTTTGTTTCGGCGTAAGCAGGATGTCGCGTGGCGATTCAGTCAGCCATAACGCGCCCTCCGGCTCAATCTGCCGCTTGAAAAAAGCGGCATAATAAATCTTGCCCGAGATCATATGGTTTGAGACGGTGGACCGCCGCATCGCCGCGAGTGTTGTTGTGTTTTGCGTTTTTGTGCCCGGGTTAAATGTGCCGCTGCTATACTCGACCCCATCTTGATACAGATACACCCGGTCATTTGATGCGAGAGAAGCCGTCAAAATAGCGGTGTGCGGCTTGCCATCATTAATGCCGCTTGCGCCAGAAATCGTGCCTGTCCCACCGCCTGCGTCATCGCGCCATATTCCCGTCAAAACCCCGCTTTGAGAGTAAATCCCTGTTATTGGATTGGTCAGCCCCGTATTACCCTCAGCCGCTATATACCGCCCGTTGCCGGTGGTCGTGGTCTCCAGCATCACCACCATGCCAAATGGCGTACTTTCAGTGAGACGTAATGATGGTAAATCCGTATAGGCCGAAGAGACGTAATCAGTGCATGCACCGTTGATGCTTACGTCATCGGTAATGTTAGTGGGTGATGAATGCGTGCCTTGCTGCTGCGCTACAAGATCAACCATGTCCCCCGCGTTACCCATCGCCCAATACGCGACGATATCACGCGCAAGCGGATGGGATAGATCAATCTCAATCTGCCGGTCGGTATGCCATACGCGGCTAGGCTTGGCTAAATGTATATAAGGCCCGCGCATTTTAGGTGATATTTACATCGACTTTTTGGCCTACTATCGTGCTGCCGCTTGCAGCCAGCGCTGCGCCTGTATTGTTGTACACGATAAATTTAACATAGCGCGCTTTGACGGATATTTGAAATATCTTTTTAGACCCCGTGCCTGAGTTCACGTACATCACTCCAACGGGCTCGCCGTTAGGCGCAGCGGCTGATTGCTCGGAAAAATTAGTATTGTCATCAGACCATAGTGCATAAATTTTTAGCAGCCCCGAACCTGAGCCAGATCCCGTCACCGCGGACCTTATCACAATTGCGAACGGACCCGGGTCGCCCAAGTCTACGGCACTTCCTGCGCTACTGTACGTCGCATTAGCGAGTGAATTCATCTCTGTGCTGAGAAGTGATAGCGCTCCGGCCGTGCCCCAATCTTGTGTTTGTTGACTCATTCAGCGTCTCCCTTAGCGGTATTCAATAGTCCGATTGCACGCGCCGCGAAAAATGCGGCCAACAAATCCATTTATCGACGCGCTATACACCCACGCGTAGCCATGCGTTGCTAGCGGCCCGCCGCATGGCGTCTCAGTTAGAACTTTTTCAGCTACGCCACCCGTGACTGGATCATAAGTATAGATCGCGCCATTTTTCAGCCCGCCGACAATCTTTCCATTACCATAAGCGAACCCATGTCCGGCACCGTCGGGTATAACGCCATGCGTTACAATCGTTCTAGCGTCAACGTCGATCTCGTACACGTCGCGGCCAAAGCCGGTTTGCTTATTTTGCCCTATCCAGTAGTACCTGCCTGTATTTGCCGCACGGATCAGCTCCGCGCTGCTGCCCATCCCCGGGAGCTTGAAACTCATCAGCGTGACGAACGTTCCGGCGCTTACGTTGTACCTCTGCACCGACGTCGAATCGACGATTATTACATCGCCGGACGGCTCGATTTCAATTGCGCTTTTATAGTCGCGCGCGGGAATATTGGTAAATCTCCAAACATCAGTTGAGGGATTGTAAAAACGAAACGAACCGCTCGCGATAATGTATTCATAACCTGGCGCGCCTGACTGGATTAAATTATTGCAACCCTTTCCCCGCCCTTGAACCTGTGCAGCTACCAGTATCTCTTCGCCCACGGTTGCAACTAGATCATATGTGTGCGTGCCGATCGGCATGTTATTAGATAGATACCGCCCTTGAGCCTTGTCGATGTTTGATTCGCGCACATCAGCGCACGGCGTGCGATTGACTGACCAAGACCATATGCGAGTCGATGGATCATATATGGACGTTTGGTTATTGTAAGATGCCGCGTGGCCGTAGCCGGGCGGTATGTACATCCTGCCGTCCGGGCCTGCGAGCATTGCTGAGTAATCCGCATCAGTGCGGCAAATCGAACTTTGAACGTCTTCGCATTGCACCGGTCCTGGATAATTACCCAGGTCATACACCGCATACTCGCCAGCTGATGGCGGTGTAGGCGGATCAATGCAGGCGAGTGCTGCGAACGAAAAAAAAGCGGCTATCGCCGTTATAAATGATTTACCCATTTCTTTTCCTTGATACAGATTCTCGTGCCGAACATAAAAGCAATGCGATTGAGGTATTTGATAACGCAAACTGATTGATTATCACATCGATCATTTTCAGCCGGTCAGAAACCCTCAACCTCATCATGCGGATGTACGCGTAGAAATACTCAGCGGACATTGAGCCAGAATCGCGTATTTTTATGTGGCTTACTCTTATCGCCGAGTACTCAAAGCTGTCATCGGTACAATCGAAATATTTTGTCGCGGCCTCAACTCCGGGAATGTGGCAACAAATCCCCACTTGCGCCCCGTCTTTAAAAAGTATTCCAAGACCACTTACTATTTCGTAATTCCCAGTCCGCAATAATATTGAGCTGCCTCTTTTTATTTTTATCATCGTTTTTCGCAGAGAATGATTGCGCTCTGCCCAGAAAGTGAAACGAGAAAAAATCCGACCGGATAAGCGATGCCGCCAACCTTACGAAACCCTCTATCCTCAATCATTGGCCCATCACACCGCTCATCCGTTGCTACTTGCCCGACAACTTTGGACGGGGCTTGCATCGCCCATGCTCCGCCCACTTGCACCGCTGCGAATGCATTCCGCGAGCCGTTTGGGGTTGACGCGACAAACCAATTTGTTTCAACGACTACGGGGGTAGGGTCTGGCGCGGGGACTGGCGGCACATCCACCACAGCCGGCGCTGTAGTGACTCCCGCGCACAAGGCAAGCTGCGCCGCGCTTAATTCGTAGCCGTTGGCGGCGAGGTAGACAGATAAGTCAGTCGGTATTGTCGGCACTGTTTCCGCGCGCGACGGGGTGAGTATCGAGCATCGCTTATTATCAATGAACGGCTTGGTGAGGACGTAGGTGGCCGAGTCCGGCGTGATCGTGAACGCAATGTCCCCGGTGAGAGCATCACGCTGGATGGTGATTTGCCCGGGTGGAATGTTTAACCCCGCCTGCGCCGTCGCACCGACGGCGAATAATACTACCGCTATCAGCTTGCGCATTATTTGGGTCCACCTTTATTTGATTGAATTGCGTCGACCACAGACCACCCATCGTCGCGCCTGATTGGCAGGCTTGTCTGCGACACACATGCCACCTCGGGCGAGGGCAGAGTCACCTGGCACACCTCCATAACTTCCGATGGCCGATACATGATTGCAGGTGCCTCGCCGGGCGTTAGCACGATGAGTAGCGTGTATGCGCCCATCACCGCGCCGATGCTTGCGCCGATCATGTCCGCTTCTCCTCGTCGTGCTTGATGAATGAACCCGCAAGGGCGAGCGCGCCAATCATAAGCGTGATGCAAATGATCTTGAGTGCGCGCAAGAGGGGCATGTTATGACTCATCGCTCGTTGGTTTTGGTGCGCTCATAATCTCGGTTTTGCGCGCCGATCCCATCGACGATCCAAGATAATAATCTTTCGCGGCCAGCACCATGGCGAAGAGAATGCCGCATGAAAAATCCAGCATGCGCTGGATGGCGTCATTAATTTCGATTGCATACCATGCGAATAAAAATTCCATGGCGATCACGAGCGCGAAGATTAACGTGTAAAAATAGGCGAGCCTTTTTGTGGTGGTCTCATCCTTCATTAGGATGTCTCCGCCTGACCCGCCTCGGGAAGCCATATGCCTTTGTCTTGGTTGCGCTTGACTTCGTCGGCGATAAGCCACGACTGCGCCGCGCCACGTATCCATTCGACGATAGTGCGCGCGCGCTCTTTTGTGCTGCCGGGGTCGCCTGGCTCACCAATGGATTTGCTTAAATCATCGCGAAGCTGAGACAAAAGCAGATCGGCCATGAGTTGGTCTTCTGGTAAGAGCTGATCAAAGCCTATGGCCTTCTTGATCTGCGTGTCATAATCGACGATGGCGATGAGCGGATTGCCGTCTAGCAATGCCTCAATACGATTCGCCCGGTCAATAATGCCCTGAGCGCGGTGCGCGTCGCCGCGGATGGCTTTCATCGTTGCAATGGTAAAGGCGAATTTTGCTCGCACGTCTTTACCGTCGATTGCGCCGGTGATCGATGCACAGCTTGACAGCGTCAATGTAAACGCAACGGCGGCGCAGAGGCCCGCGAATTTAATCTGTTTGCTCACGTCGATTTTCACATGATGCCCTCCAAGGATGCCGACTACTTTGGTGGCCCGTCATGGCAAAAAAGCATTTGCGACGATAGGCGGCGCCTATGTAAAACTACGTGCTGGGCTATGCGAAAAATATAAAAGCTGGCAATTTTAGGCGAGGATTGCTATCGGCGGGCGGCGATTAAAAGCGGGATGGATAGCGGCGCGACGCGTCACACATCGACGCTGTAGCTGGTAAGATTGGGCGCCTCGCCGATCACCTCGCCGTTGCGGATGAAGGCATTGAGGCCAATGGTGACGCCCTGGCCGCGGGCGCGGATGGTGCCGGTGGGCAGGGTCACGGTGCTGGTGCCGTCGGCGTTGTGCGCTGTGACCTCGCCGACTTGCAGCGGCTCGTTTGGCAACAGGCGGGCAAAGCGTGCGAAGAGATTAGCCATTGCTGTTCCAGCCCGTTGCCAGCGCGCCCCATGCGCGCTCAAACTCTGCCGTCATGGCGCCGAGCGCATCGAGAAAGTCGCGCTCAGCTTTACAACACGCATACGCGTCTTTGCTATCCATACCAGCGCTCGACCTCAACCGTCTGCCAAATCACCGTGCCGCCGTTGGGGCCGTCGCTGCGCTGGGCGCTGACGCGGACGCTGAGCACTTGGCCGCGCCAGGTTGTCACGCCGTCGTCGACCTCGATCAACACCCCCGGCAGCAGCAGGCCGGGGGCGGCGGGGGACACCATGAGCGGCATTTCGATCGTCTCCACGCTCCACGCTCCCGCAGCAGCAAGGATATTGCGGCCGCGCTCGCGTCCGGCATCCACATGGGTGATGAGCGGATGCGTCACCATGCCCGCCAGCGTCGCGCCCGCGCTGCCGGTGCGCTTGACAAATACGCTTACTCCCTGGCTTTCGCCCATGACATAGACGCCGTCATAGGCCGGGCGCGGGCGCCAGTCCGTCGCTAGGCCGCGCAGAATGTCTTGGGTCACGGTCACGGCGGGCGTGGCGGCGGCCCAATCCCATGGGCTGAGCGGGTAGCGCGGGGCGATGATGAGGGTGGCGTCGGTCTGGTGCGACTGCACCACGGCGCCGATGGCCTCGGCGATGTGCTGCAAGGCGGCGACGGCGGTTTTGTCGCGGTAGCTGTATGCGCCGGCGGGCACCAGCCAGTCTGGCGCCTGCCAGTCGAGTATCCAGCCGGTGGGCGGCATTTCACCATCGGCGAGCTGGTGCGCAGTCAATGCGCTGCCCGATGTATAGCTGGTGGCCGGGGTGTAGGGATCGGCGAGGGTCGCGGACTGACTGCGGCCGCGCACGGTCCATTCGCTGTATCCGTGGCGGCGGGTCTCTGCCCAGGTCTCCACCAGCGCGACGAATACGTGGCCGTTGATCGTGGCCTCGACCGCCACCGGCCCACCGCCGCCGGGCTTGACCATGTCCAGCGCGGCCTGGCTGCGCAGCTTGGCTGCAAAGTCCCAGGTCCATGAATCGAGGTCGGCGCCGATGTCGACGCTGGCGGCGGCTACCGGGGCGCGGTCAGGTAGGCGAACCAGCTCGACGCTATTCATGATGACGTAGGTCCGCAGATACGGCGCACGCGGGCTGCACGCAAATTCGCGGAATGCCAGCGGCACTCCGCCCAGGTAGCGTTCGATGGGGCACGCGAAATCCAACACCACCGCGCCGCCAAGCGGCGGGATGTACACGCGCGGATCGGGCACGGGCGGCACATAAGGCGCGGGCGGCGGCCAGACAAAGGGCGGCGGCTGGCCCTGCTCCCAGGGTATGCGTACTGCCACCCGCTGTAAGGGCGGCGAGGCCCAGGGAATGCGCGTGGCGCGGTACAGCGGCGCCGCCCCGTCCCAGGCCAAGCGCCAGGCGCGGGCCACGGGCGCGCCCGCTTGCCAGGGCAGGCGCCAGGCGCGGGTAAGTTGAATCGCGTTTTTCCAGGTTATGCGCACACCGCGGGCAATCTGGGTGGCGTTTTTCCAGGGGATGCGTATCTCGCGGCCAAGCCGCTGCGCGCTGTCCCAGGGCAGGCGCAGCGCGTGCGCCAGCGGCGCGGCTGCCTGCCACGGCAGATCGACGCCGTGCATCAACGGCCCCGCTGCCGCTTCCCAGCGTAACGCTACTTCGCGGGCGAGCTGGGCATCCGTGGCCTGCCAGGCGATGCGCGTCTCGCGCGCCAGGCGCGCGGTCGTGGCCTGCCAGGGTATTGCATATTCCTTGCGCAGCCCGTTCCATTCGGGATCGGGCACCGGCTCGCCGGGGGGCGTGCCAAGATCCAGATTCACCGCGCTGCCCTCGGGCGGGATGTAAACGCGGTCGAAGTTTAAAATTATATTCATTCATTAAGGCAATTCGGGGGTGACACGGTCGGCCACCACGGCGTTGTACACGGCCTCGTAATCGTCGGCGACGGGCATATACAGCCGCGCGCTTTTGATGTTGGGGAAATCATAGGCGCCGGTGACGGGGTCGCTCCAAGTTTGCCGCACCAGCCTGCCGCTAATGCGCTCAAACAGGCGCACGCGCCGCCGCGCAGGGTTTGTGAGTATCGTCACCGTGCCGCCGATGTGCTGCGCGCCGCCGTCTTCCATATCGCGGCGCCCAGCGGTGGTGATAAAAATGCGATTAACGCCCGGCCCCGTCGGCGGTGACACCGAGAGACGCAGGACGCCCGAGAGTAATCGCCCGGCCATGCCTTAGCGCCAGGGGCCGGTGATGTCGAACACCACGGCGGTTTGCGAGAATTCATATTTACTGCTGGACACAAAAAATTTGCGCCCGACGAATTCGGGAATATCGCTAATGATGGTCCCGTGTGCGGGCTGTGATCCTGCTGAATGCAGTGGAAAATAAACGCCAGGCAATACGCCACGGAACATCATATTGCTACCCTCGCCCCAGTTAACTTGGCCTATGTGCATACCATTGTCGATTGGGTTGGGGTAGGGGGTATAGGTCAAGCCCGCGCCAAGAGACAGGCTCCAGATATCGACCTTGCCGCCGAGCTGCGTATAGCTGCGCGCCGCGCATTTCCTACTGGGCACCGCGTCGTTCCGGCTAAAGGTATTAGACTGCCCCGGGTTCGTTGGCGAGACCACGCCGGTGTTGGACAGCAGGCAGTGATAGGCATCACCGGATTTATAGGAAACCGCGTCACCGAACATCCATATATCGCGCTCAGTCGGCGCGGAGGCGTACCAGCCGCTTGCAAAATAAAACACGCGCTCATCGCCGAACAACTCCCACGGCCGCAGCGTGGCATCGGCCGTGCTGCTTTTATGCCAGCAGCAGGTCGTTTGATCGAATTTACCCGAGCCGGTGTCCACATCCGTCATCGACTCATAACCGGCGACGATGGCATATTTTTCATTGCTGTCGTCCACGCGCAAATAAAAACCCGTTGCGGCGGGGTCGCTGGCTTTGTAGGCGGCTTTGTTGGTGCCGCTAAATGCCTTCACCCAGCCCAGCGGCGCCACCTTGGCCGTGAGGGTGCCGGTCGCTGGCGTGGTGGGCGTGCCAACGACGGTGAAATCATAGGTGGTCGATGTGACATTAAAAATGCGGAACTCGCCGTTATATTCGCTCTGCACCGCGCCGGAATGGCTCACCACCGTGTCTTCGATGTAGCTGATACCCGCCGCGCGCGCGGCGGTGGCGACGCTGCCGCTGCGGGTGATGCCGTCCAGGGTTTGTAGGTTGTAGCCGTTCACCAGCGTGGCGTCGAGCAAGGCGATCAGGCCGCCCGCGCTGCCGGACAAACTCGGCGCGCCGGCCTGGGTGGATAAATAGCGTTTCACAGATATAGTCATACGTTAATGTCTCCGCGAATTTCAACGGTAAATAAATCAGTGGCGGTGGGGTCGCCGAGGTTGACGCAACGGTCTAGCCACACCGGCCCGGCGGCGGCCTCGGTGTTGAAGCGCAGCAGGTTGCCGCTGTTCCAGCCCGTGCCCCAGCCCAGCGCTGGGAGGATGAAATAGGGCGCGCCATTGTTGGGATTGATGGGCGCGGTCTCGGTGCTGGTGTTGCCCACCGCAATCTGTCCCACGTTTTCGCCGACCACTTTAAATGCGGTCGATGAGGTAAATTCCACGCGCCAGCGCTCTTTAATCGCGCCGCGATTGGTGACGGCGATGGGATAGGTCACATGGTTGTAGGTCGCTGGCGCGGCCTCGCCGATCAGCGCATCGCTCCAGACATTGGTCCACGTCGTTTGATCGAACACTGTGAGCACCCGCGCCTTGAGGTCGTTAAGATTCAGCGCCGAGCTGACAAAGCTCGTAGTGGCGGGAAAGCTGCGCGTGACCGTGCCCGCGATGGTGATTTCTTTGGTGGCATTATTCACCGCGGTGGCGCGGAACATTTGCTCGATGCGGTGGCGCGCGATCAATGGCTGGGTGTAGGCGCTCAAATCCAGCGGCGTGGCCATTGTCACATTACCCGCGACAAGGTCCACCGTGTATTTGTCCGTGGCGACATAGGCGCCCGTTTGATCTATCAAGCGCACTTGCGCCAGATTGGCGCGCGACAGCGCCACCACCTGCCCCGCCGTCAAACCGCCGGGCATGGTTTCATCGATGGTGTTGTGCAGCACCACAACATAGCCCGCCGCGAAAATCGGCGCGCGGCCGTCGGGCAGGTTGGCGGGGTTGAAACCGATCACGGCGGGGTCGACGCCGTCGTATTTTGGTGAGATGCGCTCGTTGACGGTGTCGACCGTGAGCACGCTGCCGCTGGCGACGGTGACGGCGAGGGGTGAGATACCATAGACGCCTGCGGCGGGCACGGCAAGGTGCGCATTGATGCTGCCCGAGATCGTGGCAGTCCACGCGCCGACAGTGGCAACCCACGGACCAGTCCCGGTAAATGATTTTATGTATACATAATCATTTCCCGCGAATCCATCGTCTAAGTTATACACCGCGCCCACCACCGGCGGCACCGTGCTAAATGTCACCGTTCCGGCACTTGGGTTTATAGTCACTGAATCGACCACAGCAGTCCCTTGACTATAACGGCGCGCCTCAAGATAGGTTTTAGCCGCCGCGCGCTCATCGGTGTGCGACCCCGTCGTAAACATCGTGCAGCTCACGTTAGGGTCGGTCGCCATTGTGGTGAATATCACATGCGATCCCAGCAGGTTTTCGGTGTCGTCGGTGAGCAAGGCCGCGGAGGCTTTACGCAAAAACACCCGGCCGTTGATGCGATCTAGCGTCGCGATGTCGGGAAATAAATTATTACTCAGGCCGTCGATAACCTCGTTCCCGCTCATGCGCCCGCCGCCGTCCGTATCGTCGGACAGGCGTTCTGACTTCATCAATTTAATGTCATTGCTTGTGATTGCCATTATTTATACCTGCATCAGTCTGAGAGTAACGTGATAAAAATTGCGGCCGAACATGACAGGCTCGGCCTGCACAACATTGTCTTCTTGGTGCCTAAACATCACCGTGAACGTGCGCGCATCCGCCAGCGTCAGCGTCATTTCCAAGCCGGGCACGATAGAAAAGGCATATATCTGATCGAGTGCGGTTTTTCCGATCCAGCCGCGGTCGTCCGCACCCGAGAGCGTGATGGGCCGACCCGCCTGCCGGGTCGATACCTGCACCAGCGCCGCGCCGTTGAGCGAATAATCAAAACCATGGCGCGGCGGCGACCATTGATATTCATCCTCCCACAGCAAATCGCCGGGGAGGTTGACCGTGCTGACGCCGTCGTTAAGTGTAATGATGGCCATGCCTATGCCCTTTGCGCATCATTTTGCAGCGCGTCCAAAAGACGCGCCGCGTCGGCCTCGGGAAAATCGCCCCGCGCTACGCCTGCCCGTGTTGGCCACTCGATCCTGACCACCTTACTCACTTGCGCCGCTTGCGCGCTTTGCGGGGCGATTCTGCCCGATGATCGCGCCACCGCGCCACCGCTGGCGGCGGCCGCGGACTTCGCGGCGCTGGTGCTGTTGGTGGCGGTCTCGCGCGCGGCGGCCTCGGCGTCACGCTGTTGTTGCGCGGCGGCCTCGGCGGCGATGTTTTCCATGCGCTTGGCGTGCACTTGCTTCAGCAGGTCTATTGCTTCAAGCGCATCTTGCTTGGCGCTGCTGTCCTTGCTGGCTTTCGCGGCGGCGTTCAACGCCTCCAGCTCTTGTAGACGCCGCTGAAAATCGCGCTCTTCTATCGTGGCCTCGTCGCCTTGCAGCCGTGACAATTCATCGCGCAGCGATTCAGTGGCGGAGCGCGCTTTGTCTTTGATTGCTATCAAGCGGTTTTCAGCGTCCGCGATGCTGCGATTCAATCTGTCAAGAGTGCTGGCGTCGAGGTTTCGCATCGCGCCTGCCGCCGCGCGCGCGCGGTCGACCACGGCTGCCGTGCCTGCATCGGCACGGGCGAGATCGTCCACCAGTTGATCCACGGCGGCCGACTGCTTGCGCGTGGCGGCCTCTTGCTGTTTAGTCGCCGCCACTTGTCGCTGCGCGGTGCGCTCGGCCTGCGCCTCGATTTCTTGGTATTTGAAGCGCAGACGGTCAGTGCCATCGGCCAAACGCCGCCAGAAGTTTTCCACACTGGCACCCGAGGTCGCCGCCTCTTTCACTACCCTGTCGAATTCTTGCGCCGCCTCATCACCAAATTTCGCGAACTCTTCGCGCGCCGCCTTAATCGGTTTTGCCAGCGCCGCACTAATGCCTTCTCCGGCCGTGGCGAGCGCATTAATGCGCAGCCGCACTTGATCGATTTTGCCTTCAAATTCGGCGGCGGAAATGATTCCGCGCTCAAAAGCCAATACCAATTCGTCACCAAGCTGGCGTGCTTCCTGCGTACTCAGCGAGGCCAAGCGCGCGGCGAATTCATTAATGGCCGCGCTACTGCGCTTCGTCGCATCCTCGGCGGTCTTCATTCCCTCTTGCGTCTTTTCGCCCGCGCTTTTTCCGGCCTCGCCTACCTTATCTAGGCTGCCCGCGACCGTGGCGGCGGCCTTGTCCATATCCGCGAGCGCCTGCGATACCTGCTTGCCGGATAACTCACCGTCACGGCCAAGCTGGATGATGCTATCGCGCAAGGCCTGAACGCCTTGCTTGGATTTGATATCCTCCAGCGCCTTGATTAATGACTCTTGCAACACTCTCGCGCTTTGCTTTGCGTCCAGCCCCAGGTCTTCCAGTCCGGTGGCGATAACGCCGAAGCTATCAAGCGCGGCGCGCTCGTTCTTTTTGAGGCCTGTAGTGATTTCGCCTAGGTCAACGCCCAGGCCTTGCAGCGCGGCTTGCGTCGTCGCCTTGAGCACGGCGGCCACGGCGGCGCCACCCTGGCCCATTTCGTCGAAGGTGGATTTTGCGATGACGCGTAATTTTGTCAGATCCTCCGCGCCCAGTTTTTGTATAGTCTCGCGCAGACCGGCGCTGAGTTCCGTTGATGTTAATTCACCCTTGGCCAGCAGCTCATCCAGGGCTTGCGTGATCTGCTTGACCGAGTCGAGCGAGGCCGGATCAAGCGGCTTGAGCAAGGCATCGAGCGCGCCCTTACCCTCCGCCGCCAGGCTGCGGAATTGGTCTACCAGTTCGGTCACTTGCGGCGACAACGTGGCGGCGCTGTTGGCGGCGGCCAGGGTGGATTTCTCGATGTCAGCGTAGGCCGTGCGCAGTTCGGCCAGGGCGGCGATGGCCGCGTCTTGAATCTCTTTTGTGTTTTCGCCCAAAATCTCTTGGGTGCGCGCAGTAACTAGAATTGCTGTATGGTATTTTTCCGCGCCCTGTATCGCCTCCGCGTAGGCGGCGCGCTCCCTTGCGCTGAGCTTGATTATTTCTTCGCTGCTTTTTATTTTGGTGTCAGCGAATTTTTCATTCGCGGCCGCCGCCGCCGTGGAAACATCAAGATTGCGCCGCGCCTCATCGCTTAATCGCTGCAAAGCTTGCTCGGCTATTTTTCCGGCCGGACTTATTTTGGCTATAGCCTCGCCTAGCCACTCCGCCCCCCGCACCGCAACATCGATGCCGACGACCGCCAGCGCAATGGCGAAATTTTTGGGGATGGCGGACATGACCCGCGCCAGCAGGCCCATCTTGACCGCCGCGCCCGTGGCCGCCGCGCCGGTGCCTACAAGCGCCGGGGTCACTGCGGATGATAATTTCAGCGCTAAATCCGCGAACCCTTTCACCAACCCCACCAACTTAACAGCAATGATAGCCTTGGCCGTGAGCGCCAGCACGCCGCTGAATTCGTACAGCGTGACGACCGTGCCCTTGATGACCTTGGCCATGCTGACAATGGCATTGGCCGTGGCGGTGGCCATGCGTTGCAGGCTGCCGTCGCTGGCCATGCGGGCGGTGGTGTCGAGCACGTCTTGCACTTGGCGTTTGAAAAAATCCAGCACGCCGGATTTGGCGATCGAGTTAAGGAAGTTGCTCCAGGTATCCTTGAGATTGGAGACCAGGCCGGTCCAGGTCGCCATTTGCGCGGCGGCGGCGCCCTGCGAGCTGCGGCCGATTTCGTCTATCAATAGGCTGATTTCAGTGCGGCCGATCTTGCCTTGCGCCGAGAGCTTTTGCAGCTCCACCACGTTTTTGCCCATGGCCTTGGAGAGCAAATCCCATACGGGTATGCCCGCCTCCATGAGCTGCATGATTTCTTGGCCTTGCAGTTTTTGCTTGGTCCATGCCTGGCCGACACCGAGAATGATGCGCTGCAAGGTCTCTTGTGACCCGCCCATCTTGGCATTGGCATCGACCAAGGACTGCATGGTGCCGTCCATCGGATCGAGGCCGAAGGTTTTCAGACGGGCGAAGGCCTCGGTGACGTCACCCAGTTGCAATGGCGTGTTCTTGGCGAAGTCTTGTATCCAGGCGGTGGCCTGCTGCCCGGCTTCGAGCGACCCCATCAGCGCGGTGAGGCGCACTTCCAGCGACTCAAAGCGGCCGCCGGTTTCCAGTATTGCAGCAATACCGCTGCGGATTTTATTCAGGCCGACGGCGGCGGCGACCCAGCCCACCATCCTCATGGTGGTGCGCTTGATGGATTCGCTGAGTGATTCAACCGAGGTGGCGGATTCTTGCGCGCCGCGCTTGATGTCCTTTGTGGGGTCCGGCATCTTCGCCGCGGCTTGGTCGCGGGTCTCGCTGAGGCGTTGTTTTAGCCCCTGCATGCGCCCTTCGGTTTGCGCGACCGCCTGGCTGATCTCGCGCTGACTCAGTGCCAGCTTTTTGCTTTCGATGCCACTCGCGCCCATTTGCTTGCGCAAGTCTTGCAGCGCGAGTCCCTGGCGCTGCTCTTGATCGGCGAGTGCACGTGTTTCCTTACGCGCATTGGCGAATTCACGCGTGAGCGATTTGCTGGGGTTTTCGGTGGCCTTTAATTCACGCGCCAGCGTGGCCGTGCGCGCGGCGCTGGTCTCCAGGCTTTTGGAGGTGTCTTGCAGCTCGGTCTTGAGCTCGGTGAATTGGTCGACGAGTTTTTGTTTGTTGCTGAGGTCGGCGAGTTCTTTGCCGAGGTGTGCGGCCAAGGCGGCGGCGGTGTCGCTGCTGCCACCGAGTTCTTCAATCTTTTTAATGAGCCCGCCAACATCGTTTAGGCCTTCGACAATGGCCTTGATGCGCAGTGCTACTGATTGGTCCGCCATGCCTGCGTATCCGCTGTTGGGTGCCGTTCGCTAATTCTGAGGCGTCATGCCTGCCGTGGGTTGAGCATGCGCGCGGGTCAACGTATCAAAACCCGCGCGCAGCCTCGGTTGCTTAAGCCGCCAATACAGTCTTAAAGTATTGACTGATACCGGCGCCGGTGATGGCGCTGTCCTTGAGCACTTCGCCCGCCAATTGCAGCCCGGCAAAATCGTCGCCAATCAAGTCCAGGCCTTGCGTCGGCGAGAATTTAATCCGGTGTGTCGTCACCGTTACGGCTTTGCCGCTGGCGGCCTCATTCAGACCATCAAATACCAGCTTGAACTCTTTCGCGGAATCCGTGAGGCCTTGCACTACATCGCTGCCCAGCTTGGTGTAGGTGCATTCAATGCTGGCGGCATTGGCAATGGCGCCGCCCGCAAGAATAATGACGCCCGCACGCGCGACGATGTAATCCGTGCCGAGGGTGTATGTGGGGGTGGCGCTCGGTCCCGTCACGGTGATCGTCAGCGCGGTGTCCGGCATGAAGGTGAATGGCACTAACGCGCCCTTGTAGGCCGTGTGCGGTTCGGACGATACGGCACCTGCCGCCACGGCGGTGCGTGAACCACGCAGCGCGATGGATAGATTGGCGGGTGATAAATCATGCACGGTGATGGCCGAGGTGACGCCGGTGATGCGAGAGAGACTATTTGCCTTGCCACCGCCCGCGTTCTCATAGTCGGCAAGGTCTTTTTTCTCTTCCTCCACGGCGAACTGTAGCTGGCTGCAATTGCCGATTGGCATTAAGCCAAGATTGGTGGCGCGGTCTTCCAGGTAGATGGTGCCCTTGCCGATGTATGAGTACACTGCCATTTTAATCTCCTTCTCGTTTACGCCGCGTTAATGGTTAAAAGTTGTGCTGCCACTTAAAAACCAGCCTGAATTTTGCGATGCCGGCGGAGACATCCACCTCATCGCGTTCGATGTATTTAAAGGGTGATAGGGTTTTTGCGTCTGGATTAAACCCGGACAAGCCCTGCGCTACTTCCAACAGCAGCGGCGCTGCTTCCTGGTAGGTCGTCGAATGATTCACCGGGTCAGCGATGAGCTTGACGATGATGAATACATGCCATTCCTGCTCTTCACGGAATGAGTCGCCGCTATACGATATAGCCGCCGTGGGCACCTGCCCCGGATGCACTACCACCAGCGGGCAGAGCGAGGCGATGTCGCTTGTGCCCGCCAGGGCGGCACTGGACATGACCTTAGCTTTCGCGTTACTGATCGCCGTTTTGAGCTGGGCGATGATGGCGATTTCAGCATCGATCATGCGTGTTTTCTCATTTCGCGCAGCTCTGCATGCGCGGCATCAATGTCGCGGCGCAAATAACGCAGCTCGACGCGGATGGCGGCGAAGGCGGCAACGCCGGTGATGGCGCCACCCACCAGACCGGAAATGATGGAGCTAAATATTTTGATCGCTAGATCTTCGCCCATCAGCGCGCCCCCCTCACATTGAGCTGATAATTCAGTTCTTGCTGAAATACCGTGTGCAGTCTGGTGGGTATACCCACCTTGATGCGGGCGGCGATGATGGCGGCCTCAGGAAATTCAACAACCGCTTCATCAATCGGCAAACGCGCGCGGCCGCGGCGCTGAAAGATGCCGGTGTGGCCGCTCTTCATGGTGGCGATGAAGCCCTCGGCAAAAACATGCTTGCGCACACGTGCGCCTTGACGTGTTTGGCGCATGGCGCCAAGCCAAGATGCTTTGACAGGGCGGGTGCCTATCCATAAGCGCGCCTCTTCCGCGCCGCTGCTGTCCTTGCCGAAGCGCTTAAATGCGCGCCGCTGTCTGATTAATTTCAAGGGCACGTCGTGCGCGGATGCCAGCTCACGCGAGAACTGCGAGCTGACGCTGGTACCGACTTTGCGCACCGTGCGTTTTGCCGCTGCATTGATCTGCTTTTGCGTGGCGTCTAAAAAATTAGGCACTTGAGCAAAATCAGCGGTGGCCAAACTCAAGGTAAAATTCATTGGAAGCGCCTCAAGCTCACGGCGACTAGGCCCGTGTCTTCCGGCTGCGCATCGACGACGGTGTAAAGGCAATCACCGCGGGCGATTTGGTCGTCATTCACCGCCTCGGTCGCGGCCCAATCCGCAGCCGTTGGATAAAGTGTGGGCATTGGAATATCAATGGCGACGCCGTAGCGCACCGCTAGATGCGGCTCAACAAATAGCGCGGTGAGGCGGGTGGGGCCAGCGGCACCGTAAACGGTCACCTCTTCCCCAAGTGTCCGCGACACCGCGCGACTCATTTTGTCAACATCAATCGGCATCGGTCACGCCGTCCTCATGACCCCGCGCCGCCCTGCCCTTTTTGTGGCCGCGTGGCGCGGCGACATCGGGGGCGCTGGCGGGCGATTCCTCGGCGAGGATACGAATAGCGCCGCGCGCGTGCAGTGCGCGGCATTCTTCAAGGCTGATGTCGAGCTCGGCGGCGGTGGTGGCCGTCCCGGCCGCCACCGTCCTGCCCTCGCCCACCACCAGGGCATGCACAGTCACCAATTTCATCACAGCACCGTGGCGCAGAAGCTGGCATTGGCGCGGGTGGGAACCACCAAGGGCGCCGATTGGGTCATGATGTAGCGCACGGCCGGGTCTTGCTCCACCCAGCTCTTGGGGAACATCGGCATGGCTTGGTAGCCATTGGCCTCATCTTGGATGGCGCCGAAGGCCTGCACGCCCTCAATCTGCGATGAGCCCATGATGACCGTGCCGCTGGGCAACACTGGTTGCTCGGCGCCGTTGTCGTCGATGTACCACGAGGCATAGACGTAGATATTGAAGCCGTCGATGGTGCCCATGTACACGCCGCCCTCTTGGGTCACGGCATTCATGCTCATGGCATTGTCGGTCACGCGGCGAGTGTCCAAGCGCGCGATCACATCGGCATCGGCCTTGAATGTGGTCCAGGCGTCTACGTCCATAGTGACATTGATGGCATTGGCGCCCGATTTTTTCAGTACCAGCAAGCCCCAAGTCTGTAAATCCGCCAAGGGCTTGATGCCGGTCTGGCCCCAGCGCGAGCCGCCGGTGAGTGTCACGGTCAGCGAGCCATCGCGGCCGAAATTCACGGCAGTGGTCGGGTATTGATCGCCGCTGACGGTGACGATGCCGGTGCGCAGGGCCTCGGATGCCATGACCTCTAGGCGGCGGCGGATTTGCTCTTGATGGTCGCTGACTGTTTGCGCGACCAAGAAGCGCAGGCGGTCCATGGGATTGAGACTGCCGCCGATCTGCTCACCCGCAATCCGCTTCAAGGGTGCGCCTGGGTTCCACGGGGTCTTCGGCTTGATGTATGCGGGCTTGAAGGTTTTGGTGGTGAAGCCTTGCGCGTCCACCACCTTGCCCGCTACGACCGGCGAGACAAAGGGCGCGAGACGGCGGGTTTTGCTGATGACATCGAAATGAATTTCTTCCGTGGTCTCGGTCTGCACGTTACCGAAATAGGTATCGAGCAAAAACGACGGGGGCAAGGTCAACGATTCGACGACGCCGCGCAGCGTGTTGGTTGAAAATAAATCCATGGTGCTCTCCTTTTTTTGAGACTGATGCCGGGCGCGAGGCCGAGGCGGTAGCTAAATGAAAAAAACCCTATGCCGCTTGCGCAGGCACCAACACAATGCCCTTGGCCCGCAGACCTTCGGCGATGCTGGCGGCGGTGTGCGATGCACCGATGGTGAGCGCGTTGATGTTGAAATCACCGCGACTGTAGGCCAAAGCGGTTTTGTCGCCGCCGCTGGCGTCGCAGTCTTCGGCCAGCACCAGGTCGGGGGTTTGCGAGCCATCGGCGGCGGCGGACAGGCTCAGATTGTATTTACCGCCCGAGGTGATCTTGCCCAGCACCGCGCCGCGCGTGAGGTTTTGACCTGAAATAAGGGTGATGCTTTTCGCTACCAATAAATGCGCATTGCCCGCGACGAGCTTGTCATGGCTAAAGCTGGCGCTTGAAAAAGATGCCGACATGGTTCGATCCTCCGTTGAAGTTGATAGGGTGTGCGCTTAGCGGCGCGCGCGCGGCTGAAACAGTGAGACGATTTTTGCCGCTTCGTCCTGCCCTTGATCCTCACCGGCATCACCGGCTTCGGGGGCCAGTGCCGGATTACCTACGCCGGTCATGGCCGCTGCCAGCGGGTTGATGACGGCGGCCACCTTGGGCGACTTCGCCAACACCTTGGCGACGGCCTCCACGCTCAAATCCGTTTCCAGCGCCATGGCGCTGGCCTGCTCTTCGCGGCCTGCGGCCTCGGGGTGTGCGTAAATGGCGGCGATGCGGGCGCGCTCGGCGGTGGCGCCGCTGCGCGCGCCTTGGGCTTCGGCCTCGGCGCGGACGCGGTCGACCTCGGCTTGGGTGATGACGGGCGCGTCGTCCGCACTCGTCCCTAGACGATTTTCATTTGACATGGCTTTGCTCCTTTGGGATTGAGTGCGGGCGTTCGCCCGCGGGTTGAATTTTGTTTGCGCGATGCCGCGCTCCAGGTCGGCCACTACGGCCTCCAGGGTGGATATGCCATCGATGAGGCCGAGCTTTTGCGCCTCGGGCGCGGTGAACACGCCCGCTTGGGTGTCGCGTATCACTTGCTCACTCAGCCCACGCGTGGTGGCGACGGATTGGGTGAAGAGGCCATACATATCGTCGACCATGGCCTGGATGCTGGCGCGGCCGCGATCACTGAGCGCTTGGTGGCTGCTCATGTCCGCCTTGCGCTCACCGGCGATGATGGCGGTGTATTTGATGCCTGATTTTTCGAGCTTGGCGCTTTGGTCCATGTGCATGGCAATGACGCCGATGGAGCCGATGCCGCTGGTGCGGGTGGCGAACACTTTATCCGCCGCGCTGCTGAGCGCATACGCGGCGCTGTAGCTGTCGCCCTCGACCATGGCGTGAATGGGTTTTTGCCCGCGGGCGGCGGTGATTTTCGCCGCCATGTCGAACACGCCGTTCGCTTCGCCGCCGGGGCTATCCACCGCCAGCACCACCGCGCCCACGGCGGGGTCTTGCAGCGCGGCATGGAGCTGTGCGCCCAGGGTTTGATAGCTGCTGAGACCCGAGAGCGCGTCCATGCCCGAGGCGCGATTGACCAGGGTGCCGGTGATGGGGATCATGGCCACGCCTCCGGCGCTGACGGCGTAGCTTTTACGCTCGGCGGCATCGCGGTACAGCGCGGCCTCGACCGCGGGCGGCGCGCCCAGCGCGTGGCCGCGCAACACTGCTTCGATCACCTCGGCCTTTTCCGGGTGCAGCATCAGCGGGGTGTTATAAATTTTGGCGGCTAGATGGGGATAGCGGGTATTCATGCGGCGTCCTTATTCGGCTGCGCTGGCGCGTCGGCCGGGCTGGTGGGTTCGTCCGATGGGTACACTTTCGCGGCGGGGGCGTTATAGGCGGAGGGCGCGACATCGACGAGCCCTAGCCTGTTTTTCAACATTTGCTCATGCGCGCGCTGCTCCATCACCTCTTCGTAATCCAACCCCTGCTCGGCGCATTCCGCCTCCAGCGTCGATAGGCCTTTATCCATGCGTATGCCCGCTGCATCCGCCTCTTTCACGGGATCGACCCAGCCACGCCCGGCGAATATCCAGCGCGAGCGCTGGTAGGCGTAGAGGTTTTGGTAATAATCAGGCGCGTCGATTTGGCCGAGGCTCACCGCCTCTTCCATCCACAACTCGTATATGGGCTGCAAGAAAAAGCGCACCATCCATGAGCGGCGGCCGTTGAAATAGCGCCAGGCCTCCAGCATCGATGCGCGCGCACTACTGTAATTGGTTTTGCTAAAGTCCTTCATCAGCAGTTCATAGGGCAGATTCAGGCCCACGCCGATGTGCCTAAACACGGCTTCCATGAAACCTTCGAAGGCGGCATTGGGTCGGCCGGGCGTGTGGCTCGACAGCTTGGCGCCGACTGGCAGGGGAATGATGGCGCCACCCTTAAGCGAGGCACGGTATTCACCCATGGCGGCGTTCCACGCGCCGCTGGGGTCGGCGCCAAACAATGTAGCGGTTGACTCTTGATCCAGGTTGCTTTCAAGAAAGGCGGCGATCAGTGAATTCGCGACGGCCGCTTGCAGTTCAGTGGTGGCGTAATGCCCCGCCATTTTGAATTCACGCATCACCGAGGCGATGATGGGCTTGCCTCGGCTTTGGCCGGTGCGCTCTTTGTCGTGCAGATGAATGACGCGGCGGCGGCCCCAAGCGGTGAAGGCCGGGATGCGCTGCCAATTATCCGGCGAGGGCGAAAATCGGCCATAACCGCCGTAGGTATCGCCTGGATGATCTTTTTGTATCCAATACGCCAGCGGGGCGCCGTATTTATCGATTTCGATACCGCCGCGCATGTTTTTTCGCGTCTCCATGCCGGGCGGTGTCGCCAGGCGGTCGGCCTCGATCAACATCAAGCGGCTGGACCATTTGGAGTTGGCACGCGGCAGCCACAACGGAATCGCCAGCGCCTCGCCGTTGAGCATGGCGCCGCCCAGCGCTTGCTGGGCGAGGCCGAGTAAATCCAGGGTGCGGCCCGCGTCGCATTCCGTGCTATTGGCCCAGCTTGCGAAGTGTGCTTCGGTGTTATTTCCCCACTCGCGCGCCCAGGCGGGGTCTTGATTCAATAGGCGATAGTCGGGCTTGCTGGAAAGGCGAAGAATATTGCCAATGATGTTGTCGCGGTAGGTCTGCATCGCTCCAGCGGCGATGCCATTATTGCGCGCCAGGTCGCGCGAGCGCGGCACTAACACATCGAGTTCGCCTATCAGGTCTGAATCCGCCGAACCCGCCGGCGGGTTCCAGCTCGCCATGGTGCGGTCGTTTAAATCTGCACCGCTGTGCGCCGTCAAGTCGCGGTTGACGGCCTCAAGCACGGCCGCGACGCGCACCCTCGGTTTTGTCAAGGAAGCCGCCATTAAAGCGTGATATAAATCGGCGCGCGCTGCGGCGCGCCGACTTCCTTGTAACGTACCGCTGCATTGAGCTGGCCGATGTATTCCTGTAATGCGGTTTTGTTTAGCTCGTTGTACTGCACCCGCACATCATTTTTCGCCACCGACACCTCGCGCGCGCCGATGGCCAGCGCGTGCATCGCCGCCACAGCCTCGGCAAGCCGGGCTTTAAGGGTGGGTAAATCAAGAGTGAGTAGCGCTGCATCCATGCCACCTATATTCAGGCGGCGGCGGTGCATAAAATATAAAAACTGGCAGTTTTAGGCGAGGATTGCTATCCCTGCGTGCTGCGGCGCCAGCAGGTGTAAGCCATCCTGCCCACAATGTATGCCATAGTCATACCAGCCCTTGCCGGTCCACTTTAAGAAAATATATTCTGCCCTTTTTTCGTTCATGCCTAGTGAATGCGCGATTTTGTACGGCAGAATAGTGTCGCCGCCGCTGCACTGTTTTTGTTGTAATATGCGTAATAATTCCACTTCGTCGCTTTTCATGCTCACCTCGCTAATTCCCGTCTTCTTTCTTGTACCGGCTTAACGTACTGCGGCTGATGCCGTGCTTGTCGCAGACCGCTTCAGGGGCCTCATGTCCTAAATCCGACAGCACCGCCGCAGCGCGCGCGCGGCGCTTTGACCGCTTAAGGCTTTTTGTATCCAGCTCTTGAAGATAACGATACAACAAGCGCTCGCTGATGTGGTATTTATCGCAAATTTCAGCATGATTGAACCCATTGAACTCGGCGAGCACGGCGGCGCGGCGTGCCTGGCGCTTGGCCTGTTTTGTCTCCGCTGTTTTACAGTCTCTCATGAAGCGATAAAGGGTGCTGGGGCTGATGCCGTGCCTCACACAAACCGCATTATGGTTATTTCCGTTAAAATCGGCCATGACGGCGCGGCGCAGCTCATTTTTTGCGGTGCGGTTGGTTTTACGAATATACGTGAGTTCGCCAGAATAACGCTGCCGCACTATCTCGCTAAGTGTGCGGGCGATGTCGCTGGCCACGGCGGATTTGATGCCGAAGCGCATGGCTGTGGTTTCGGTTTCGCACTGAATGAATTCCAGAATATCATCATCGTCTATCTCAGCCATGGATCCTCCGAAACGATTTCACGCGGGGCGCGCGGTGGCGCGGTGTCTTCTGGCGTTGTTTGCGGCAGAGCCGCGGCGCCAGTCTTAAACAGGTCTGATTGTAATAGGCGCTTTTCCAGCTCGTCCCATTGCGCAGGGCTCATGAGGTGAACCTTGATGGCGCGCGCGGCATGCAGTGCGTACACCTCGCAGTCCAATGCCTCATTGGGCACGCCCGCCTTTTTTTGGTAGACCATGCGGCCGTGCAGGCGGCGGCTGGGGGCTTTGACCTCGGCGGTGATCTGCGTCCAATAATCGGCGCGCACCGCGGCATAGATGTGAAAGCGGCCTGGGCCGTTGCCAGGCAGACGCAGGCGGCCGTGGGCGTTGTCTGAGCCTAGTATCAAATCTTTCGCTTTGTTCGTGCCCACACTGTAAATGCGCAGGCCGTAGCGCGAGGCCTTGGTGGGCGTGCGGTTGTCCACCGACGTTTTGGGTGGGGTGAAAATTTCGCGCTTGGCGTCATCGGACGCGCCCTTGATGGCCATAACGGTTCGGCCATTGTATTTTTTGTTCATGCGCCTCACCCAGGCGTAAGCGATATCGGAGGTGACGCCGTCGCTGGTGTCGAGGCTGATGGCCTCGGCGAATATCTCGGCGCCGCTTTCATGGCGATGGCCGCGAAATACGAAGCGCTCTAGTTCGTCCCACGACGGGTCGCTACTGTCGGTGATGGTGCCGAATATCTCGCCCCAGTAGACCAGCCATGACTCTTCACCCCGACCCCACGCGCGCTTGATAACGGCGAAGCGATTGTGCTGTATATCGATGCCGACAGTGAGTATCAGCGCTTCACGTGGAACAACGCCCTCTTCATAGTGCTCTTCTTTTTCCTTGGCCAATTCGTCTTTGTCGAACTGCCTGCCACCAAAACGATAGGCCATGCCCATGCTGCTATTGGTGAAGGCGATGAGGCTGTTGTAGTCACCTTGCCTGGCCTTGTACTGCGCTGATATGAGCTTTTGCGCCAAATTATTGAGGCGCGATCCGGGGAAGTTGCTTATTAATTCGTTCATTTCAACACCGGCCGTGCCGTGAAAGTCCGCCGTGGGCAGCAATTCGGCACGCTCTACGTTCTTGTTTTTCTGCGCGTCGCTCCAGATTGAGCCGCAATGCGGGCAGGAATAGTAGGCCGTTTCGGGCAGTGCGTGGCCATAGACCTCATGATTGACGCTCTCGTCTTCGTCCCATTTAAGGTTGTCGAAACTGAGCACGTGCGTTTGTCCGCAATCATGGCATGGCACGAAGAATTTACGCTGATCTGAGTTTTGATAGGCGAAGTCAATCTCGGACAAGCCTTCTATCGTCGGCGTGCCACCATAGATGATTTTGTAGTTGTGAAAACTCTTAATGCGCTCCTCAAGCAGACGGATGGAATCACCCTGGCCCTTAATGTTGGTGTTGGCGTCGTCTGGCTCTTCGACGATGACAATGGGCGCTGGCGTGGATTTAACCGAGTTGGGCGAATTCGAGCCGACGATTTTCAAGAAGCCGCCAGGGAACTTTTTAAAGTTCCAACGGTTGCCGCTCTTGCGCGCGGTGGTCACGTCTATCTTCTCGGTGAGCCTTGGCGTCACCCTCACCATGGGGATGAATTTCTCGGTGAGGTATTCCTTCCCGGCGTCGACCTTGGCGAACATGATGACCATGGCGCAAGGGTCAAGGTCAACGCGCTGGCCGATGAAGTTGTTGACAATGCCATCGGTCCAACACACTTGCGCCGATTTGCGGCATACGATTTTGTGAATATTGGGATTATCGAACAACGCCTGTATCGGCCTGATCCAGGGTGTGACGGCCGATGAATATTTGCCAGGGCGGGCGGATGATTCCGGCGCCAGATAGCGGTACTTATCGGCCCAGTCTTGCAGAGATAGCTTCTCGGGCGGCGCCCATTTCTTCCAGGCGCGATTGAGCGCGCGCACCGCCGTGAGCCTGAGCTTATACTTCTCGACGACATCAACGCTCAGCGGTAGCGGCGCTACGGCGTTCACGCGTCGTCAGCCTCATAATCCATCACGGTGGGGCTTTCCTCTTCGCTGTAAGTGGTCTCGGATAATTTTTGCATCGCTTCGTCCACCATCGCGATGAGGGGGGCGATGTCGATATTGGTGCCGTGCTTGGCGTCAATGTCGGATTTTATTTTGTCGGGGATGCCACGAAGGGCGGCGCGCGCCGCCAAGATCGCGCCAACCCACAATCCCTCCTGCACATCGGCAGGGATCAGCCCGGAAATCTTTTCAGCGATGCGCAGCTCTAGCAAATCGGATTCAAGTCGGTCGCGGCGCTCACGCTCGGTTTCTTTCTTCGCGCCAGCCAGCGAGCGATTGATACGCCAGTCGATCACCACTTCGGTTTCATACTGGTTTTCAATACCACGACCGCCCACGCTCATGATCGGCATGCCGCCGTCTTGCCATTCGGTCAGCGTGCGCTCCGACACACCCATGATGTCGGCCAATGTTTTTTTATTGACGATCATTCACCGCTACCGAGGCGAATCACATCACCACGACAATTAAGCAAGTGATTGATTGCACTGAGTAAGGAAGTCACTAAGCCCACCAGACCTAGCGAAAACCCGCGCCCTTTACAGTCCGTACTGCGAGGATGAGGGGAGGGACCCATGAACTTCTCTGGTGTGTTGTCGGCTTGGTTCATGCGCTGCGTCTCGCTGGTCTTGGTGCAAACCTCGGCCGCATGAGCTCGGTCGCCTTGCGCGATAGGCAGTTGGTGATGAAGCGCTCCACGTTTTTCTTGCGCTTCTTCGGGTTGTTCTCATACCACAGCTCAAGCCGCGTCAGCTCCTGGTCGATATCGAGCGGCTTGTATGCGGCCTCCCACTTGTCCATCAGCTCATCGTCGATGCCGACGAAGAGCTTGCTGCCATCATCCCACCTAACCTTCACGCGCTTCTGCTCTGCACCTGCGTGCGTATCTAGTTCGTAAGAACTAGATACTGATGGTTCTGATGGTTCGGGTGACACAGCTATGTCACCCTTTACTACCCGTGGTGTCACCCCTTCTGCTTTTAACGGTGACAAATTGTCACCGTTTAGCATCTCCGCTTGAGGCTCCGCATTGGGCTCTTGAGTGGCTTTTAACGGTGACATATTGTCACCGTTTACCCAGTGTGGATTTATCCTATAGTGACGCGTTTGCCCACGTCCACCCGATGAGTCGCGCGCCAGTTGCAGCCAACCATCCTTGACCATCTTCGTCAAGAGCCGCTGCACGGTGCGCTCTGATACGCGTACCTTCATTGCCAGGGTCTCGACAGATGGAAAGATTCGCGTGCCATCATCATGCGCATGATCGGCCAAGGCCAAGGCCAAGAGCATTTCATTTCCGCCCGCCGGATACCGCTTAAACACTTCACCCATTACCGCCACACTCATACTTGGTTCCCTTAATTGTTTACGCCATCATGCGCATTTTTGCCGCGGAAAGACTCGCCGCCAGCACTGCCAGCGCGTTTGGATCGCCGCTCATTACGTTGCACCGTCGAGGGTATAGGCTCGTGCCAGTCACGATTCTCAAAGCGGGTGTGCTCACCGTGGAAGGCCACATGCACCGTGCCCGTGGGGCCATTGCGCTGCTTGCCGATGATGATCTCAGCCAGCCCCTTGTCCGGGCTGTCCTCGTTGTAAACCTCATCACGGTAGATGAACAGAATGATATCGGCATCCTGCTCGATGCCCCCCGAGTCACGCAGATCAGACATGATCGGCCGTTTGTTCGGCCGCTGTTCGAGCGCGCGATTGAGCTGTGATAAGGCGACGACCGGAATGTGCAGCTCTTTCGCCAGCAGCTTGAGTGAGCGTGATATCTCAGACAACTCTTGCGCGCGGTTATCAGACCGCCCCGCGCCCTGCATAAGCTGCAAATAATCCACCACGATGAGATCGAGCCCGCCGCACTCACGATGCAGCCTACGCGCACGGGCACGCATATCGTGCGCCGTCATCGTGCCCTCTTCGTCCAGGTAAATCTGTGCGCCCCGCAGCTTGTCAGCCGCCTGCACCAGGCGCGGCCATTCCGCGTCATACAAGCGGCCCACCCGCACCCGCTGTTGATGCAGGCGCGACACCGAGGCCAGCAGGCGCATGCCTAATTGATTGTTCGCCATTTCCAGCGAGAAGAACAACACCTTGCCACCCGCGTTCAAGGCCACATGCTCGGCGATGTTGAGTGATAACGCGGTCTTACCCATCGATGGCCGCGCCGCGACAATAATCAACTCACCCGCTTGCAAGCCCGTCGTCATCTTATCCAGCTCGGTGAAGCCCGTGGCCAGTCCGGTAACGTCGCTTTGATTCTTACGATTGGCCAGCTCATCGATGTGCTCAAGCACATCGTCAATGACCGGGGACACATGCTGCGGACCACTGCCGCCCTGCACCGCCCCTTCTGACAGCGCCATCATTTTTGATTGCGCCATATCCATCAACTCTTTCGCGCCGCGTCCTTCGCGCTTCGCCACCGCCTCGGCAATGTCCGCCGAGGCCCGCGTCAAGGCGCGCAGCAAGCTATGCTCACGCACAATATCGGCGTAATGCACCACGCTGGCGGCACTCGGTGTGTTCTTGCAGAGCATGCCCACATAGGCCAGGCCACCCACCTTTTCAAGTTCGCCGTGCGCCGTTAAAAACTCAGTCACGGTAATCACATCCGCAACCTTGCTGCCCTCCAACAAACGGGAAATTGCGCGGAAAATCTTGCGATGATCCAGGCTATAAAAATCCTTCTCGGCAACGCGATCCGCGCAGCTATCCCAGGCGCCATTGTCAATCAGCAGGCCGCCGATGACGGATTGCTCAGCCTCTAAACTGTGCAGCACCCCTGCGCCACCCTCACTCATCATCAAGCCCCCCAGTTAGCGATGCGGGGAAAGTGGCCATCACACTGTATTCATCACACCGATTCGGCACCTCGATACGCTTACGCACGCAATCGTGCGAGGTAATCAGCTTGCGCTCGATAACGCCGAAATGCTTCACCACCACCAGCCAGCGACAGCCGAAACAATCCGGCACGCTGGGCGCGCGGTCATCGCGGCCGCTCATGGCTCATCCCAATTGATGCACCAGCCACTGAACTCCATATCGCCATACACCTTGGCGATGTACGCCAGCAGCGCATCACGGTTATCAAAGCCGTCCGCCTGCGCGAAATCATGGGCGCGCAGCAATGACAATAGCTCGCCGTCGAGGGTGATCGTTCGCGAGCGGGTACGAATCGCGACCGGCCGCACCTGCGTAATGATGACGCTCAGCAACAGCTCAGCGCGACCGTCATCCCCATCCGCATACAAGCGCGCCGTATCGCCTGGCAGCGGCGCGGGCTCATCATCATGGCGGCGGCGTATCGTTTGCAGCTTCAAGCCATGCAGCAAGGGCATGACGAATTGCGGATGGAAACTATACGCGTGCTGATTCATGCCAGCGCCCGCAGCGCGCGCATGGAGAGATTCACCCTGTCTTGCAGACCATTCAGCCCGCCATTGACGCGGCGCGTTATCAATTCATAATCACTGTTGTCAGCGAGCGCATTCAGCTTACGCACATGCCAATACCACGCCGCCGACGTTGCCGCGCGCAGTGGAATAGTTAATATATCGGGATGCGTAATCACATTCAGGTAAATGCCAGCGCCGCACGCGCGATAATTATCGCGCCCAGTGATTTGAATCAAACCCCGGCCACGAAATCGCCATCCGTCGCCGCTGGCCTCATCGCCATTGCCAAGGCGATGGGCATAAACACGATTGGCAATGCGCTCGGGCGCATGCGCATACGCACCCGCAATGCGCGAATCGGGAAAATGGCGCGGAAAAACCTGCCGCAGACGCGCGGCGCTGTAGTTTAAATTCTCTACCGTGTGGCGAAAGCGCTGCGACTCATGCGCAATCTGCCCCACCCAGGCCGCCATCCTCGCCGGGGTGCTGATGTCATACCGCGCCGCCGCGCGCGTAAGAAGGGGCGCCCATATCTCGGCATCGCCATCATCACAATCGGTCATCGCCTCCAGCAGCTCAGGCGTGATTTTGATGGGTGTTTGGGTTGATGGCTCGCCCGTGCGTGATAGCGTCATACGTCACCACATCGAATGGTTCTGTCAATGTGGAATGCAATCACAAAGCCATTGAACTGAGACTGTAAGCCAACAAAAAGATCATCCGCGTCAAACAATCCGCATTTATATGCCAGAACAAATTTTTCATCGTCATCTGATGACCTACCTTCAAGACGCACTGCATGCGTCTTAGGGCAGATTGCCAATGTCAAAGAGTCGATGATGGTGACGCAGTGAATATCCCCCGTTCTTAATCCAAATTTTGTCGCGTAGAAACGCGCCACATCGCCGTTTTTTGGAATACGCCCATCAGCGCGCCAGGGCTGAATGCAATCATTTATGGCCCCCAGATTCGCCAGCTCAAAAATTTCATGCTCTAGGCAAAAAATAAACAAGTTCATGGCCGCACCTCACCGCGCTCAATGCTTGCCACACAGTCCACGCAATACAAACAGCCGGGCAATGCCACCTGCCGCGCACTGGGGATCAGCTCACCGCACTCGATACACTCCCCCGCACTCACGCCGTAATACACCACCCGCGCCGCCACACGCTGCGCCTGCTCCGCATCAATCTTGTCTTGTGCAAAATCCGCCCTATCCATGTCAGCCTCCCCGGTAATCAGCGCACCACCTTTCCCATCAGCTCTTCGAAATAGGCCAGCTTGCGCTCAAGCTCAAAACGCCGCGCCCGCTCGCCCTCCAGCTCTTGCTCCACCGCCGACAACTTTCGGCGCAGCTCATAGCCGCGGCGATCCGCCAGCCACAGCAGCGGCACATCATTGCCGCAGCGATCCATCAGCGCCTCAAATTTTTCGTGTGGAAAATTCGCCGCGCCCGTCTTAATGCGCGACCACGTCGCCACATCAATTTCCAGATCCCCATAAATCGGCTTGTCATTCTTCTCGCCCGCGAGCTGCACGCACAAATCAATCGCTCGCGTCATCGACGCACAGCGGCGCACCGTCGCCAAATCCACCGCCCGGCTCGGTGGCGCCAAGGTCAAAACCGCCTGTGCCTCAATGCCGCTCATAACGATTGAGTCGCGTTGTAGGACGGAAATAAGTTAAAAAAAAGCGCGCCAAAGTGACGCGCCAACAGGAGAAATGGAAAAAATGAAAAATGAACCAGCGCTCTACCTCGCATCACGGCATCCACCGCGGTCTGGGTCTTAAACGGCTTCACCGCTTTTTCGATTCCGGTCATAGAGCAGTCTCTTTTTTAATGCCCATTCACGATTCGCAATTAATATCTTTATCTGGCGCATAAAGACGAGGAGAAAGCTCGTATCTCAACCTTAATTCCTGCGCTCTGGGGATTGGATCATCCAGACCCCAGCGCGACACAGCCTGTTTGCTGATGCCGAACAAATCGGCTATAGCGACTTGAGTCTCATAGCGGGTTAGAAGCTGGCGTTTAGTGATCATGCGATAAAGTAAACCACGGTTTACCGTTATCGTCAACCTGAATTAACCGAAAGTAAACTAAAATTGACTATATGACATACTGTCCAGACATAGCGGAACGGATTGCACTGCTGGCCAAAACGCTCGGCGTAGATAAATCTGGGCTTGGTCGCCTTGCTGGTGTTTCAAAAACCGCATCGGGGAATTGGTTTGCAGCTAAAGCTCGGCCTGAGCGCGATGCGCTCGGGCGTATCCATAATTTTGTGTGTGAGGCCGGGTTGATCACAGTCTCAATTCAATGAAGCCGTGAATCGTTCGCCAAAGATAATGGCGAATTGATTTGCAGCTTCCTTCCAAGTGCGTGGTGGCATCTTCCAATCTTTAACGATATTGCGCAAGGCCAGGAACAACAGCTTCGTGGCCGATTCATCGCTCGGGAAGTGGCCGCGATTCTTCACGATCTTGCGTAATCGCATATGCAAACTCTCAATGGCATTCGTGGTGTAGATAATCTTGCGCACCTCCGGCGGGTAGGCGAAGAACGGAATCACCTGCGTCCACTGCCGCCGCCAGGCAAGGGCGATGGGCGGGAATTTGCGCCCCCAGGCGCCTTGCTCGAATTCGGTCAGGGCCGCTTCCGCCGCGTCCGCGTTGGTGGCTTGGTAGATCCCTTTCAGTTCGGCGGCCAGCGCTTTGCGATCCTTCCAGCCCACGTAATTCAGGGAAGTGCGGATCAGATGCACGATGCAGGTCTGGATTTGCGCTTGCGGAAACACCGCTTCGATCGCCTCGGGAAACCCGCGCAGGCCATCCACGACCGCGATCAGGACATCGGCCACGCCGCGCTGCTTGAGATCGTTAAACACCTTGAGCCAGAACTTAGCCCCCTCGGTCTGCTCGATCCACAGCCCCAGCACATCCTTGCGGCCGGTGGCGTCAATGCCCAGCGCCAGATAGACCGCCTTATTCTTGACCGTGCCTTCGTCGCGAATCTTGAGCCGCAGAGCATCGAAGTAGACGATGGGGTACATGGCATCGAGCGGCCGACCCTGCCACTCGGTCACCTCGGCCATCACTTCGTCGGTGATGGTGGAGATCAGCTCGGGCGAGACTTCCAGGCCATACAGCTCGGCCAGATGGCCTTGAACCTCGCGGATCGTCATGCCGCGCCCGTACATGCTGATCACGTGGTCGTTGAAGCCGGGTAGGCGACGCTGGTATTTGGCCACGAGCTGGGGTTCGAAGGTGGCGAGGCGGTCGCGCGGGATGTTGAGATCAAGCGCGCCGTTGGGCGTGATGACGGTCTTGGCGCTGCTGCCATTACGGTGGTTGCCCGCCCCCTCATCGCTCGCTTCGCTGATCAGATGGTGGCTTAGTTCGGCGGCGAGCATGCGTTCGGCGAGTTGTTTCTTGAGTTGCCCGATCAGGCCAGATTCACCGAGCAAGCTCTCGGCGTCTTTGCCCGAGACTTGGGCAAGTAACTGGTCAAGCAGCTCGTCGGAAAACGGGCCTTTGGGTTTGCGCTGGCGCGCCTTCTTGGGTGTGGCGGTCATTCATATCTCCTTCTGTTAGCATGATATGACCTCTACACACAAAAATCAGGATAGGCTCATGCGCTCGCCAATTTAAAGAAAAATGCTAGGGTGAATGGCGATTGGCTTATTACTGGGAAAGGTGAAATGTTCATCACATATGGCGTGCGAGATACCGCTGGGGAATATTTAGTCGACACGGAAATGTCGCTACTAAATGATTTCAGAAGCCTAAAACCAAATCAGAGGGAAGCTTTAATAAACCTAATAAAAACAATGATTAAATAATGAATATCCATAACTAAACAGGGCCATCCCCTATCAATTCACTTTTCGCTTTATTCATTTCTCCGCCGCAATACTTGCATGCACTTGCTTCCCGTCTCACCCATTCTAGGCACCGCGGGCATTTACGCATAACCCCCTTATTTGGGCCGATAATCAACACGATAGGCAAAGCAATGATTAGCAAAAATATTCCGAAAACCCACCACAGTAAAAAACTGTATCCTTTTTTAGATGCGATTACCGCAGGAATCAAACCCAACAGCACCGCCGCCATAAAAATTTCCATAACACTACTCTCACTCTGCTGACACAACTTTACCGTTCATAAAATGTACATATTGAGTTTGCTTGCGACTTCTTTCATATACCCATTGCTCCCAGCTTCCTGATACATTTATTCCATTATTAACCCTATCCGGCTTGCCCCAAGCAGCAATCACCCAACTGGCATCCATCCCCACTATAACGCTATTAGCTCTAGCCGCCTCCCTCATTTTACGACGAAACGCATCACGATCGGCGCGCTCATCGGCGCTGCGTAATAGCTCAGAATACTGATCAGATGGAAACGAATCAGGTGTTGCGCTAGGTATAATTCCAAGCCTCTCAACAACTTCGCCACAAACCCTGTCGCTATAGATGACTTGATTACCGTCGGCGCATTTAAAAATATTGGCACCCATCATCCCAGGGGCCAACAACATCACAATTAATCTATCCATTTTCATTATCGCACCCCTCACCTCTTCACCTAATTTTTAAAGTGATTCGATCAATTGCGCAACATAATTTAATTTCGGGGGTCAACTGCTGTTGACTTTAAGGGTAAACTGTAGTTTACTTCTACACAACAGGCCATCACGGACCAAATTACATGAACATCTACAATTGGATCGCCACCACCCCACAGCACACCCCATCCACGCCAACGGACGGCGCCCCCTGTATGTGCGGCATGAGCGGCTGCCCCAGCACCGAAGACCACCGCAGCGGCAAAGACCGCCGCCGCATCCTCAAACAGCCGCCCAACGTCCAGTTCGCCGCCGGAATCACCCAGGCCAGCCAAGAAGGCCGCGCTGTGTGGATGATCGACGGCAAGTGCCCCTGGTCCTGGTGCGCCTAAATTGCACCGCTAAAAGGAGATAGTCCATGCGTTCAGACTTCGGCCATTCTGAAAACCAACGCCGCCGCGCGCGTCTGCGCTGCGTGGAAACGCTGGCGGTGCTCGCCACATTCATCGTCTTCGCCTTCTTGCTGGTAGGCACCTTTTTTGCCGCCATCGACAAGCAGGCGGCCATCGACACCCGCCGCGCCGTGGCCGACTGCACCCAGTTCCGCGACTGCCCCGTCGGCCAATTTCATCCGAGGGCCGGGAAATGAAGGCCATCTTCCGCAGCGGCCGCGTGGTGCACGTCTGGCATCGAGACCACCCACAGCGCAGCGGCTTTTATTTTGTCACCCGCGGCAAGGTCGAGAGCGGCCCGTATACGCAGCACGGCGCCGCCATGGGCATGAATAGAGGTATCACCCGCGCCCCGAGGCTGAGTGACGCCATTCAGCGCGTGCATGGGATGGCCACCAACATGACGCCACGCCATGACTGATCCGGTCGGCGAAATCGACGAAAAAACAGGGAGGCTTAGAAAAATGCGCCATGCAATTTTTAACACCTGCTTATTGGTGCTGGGCTTCCTGCTCGACACGCTGCGCCCAGCCGCTATCGACGACGCCGACGAACACTGCGCCGATGATCCGCGCCCGGCGCTGGCGACAAAAGAAGAGCATCGCCCATGGTAGACCTCATTACTTGCAAAGTGTGCGGCGCCCAAAAATCACCGCTGAATTTTTATATCAACGGCAAAAATCTGCGCCCGGAATGCAAGGCCTGCACTATTGCGGGAGAAAAACAACGGCACGCCGAGAAAAGCCTGCGCATCGCCGCCGAGCATGCAAAACGGTTGAGCATGGCCGAGATCACCGCGCGCGTGAATGGCCCATGGCGCCCGCAACCGCGCAAACGCCGCGAATGAAATGGGGGACGTCACCATGAAGCCGCACGACAACACCCGCGAGGCCATAGACAAGCCGCTGCGCAAGCTCTGCAACGATTGCGGCATCAACGAAGCAACGCGCTTTATCCGTGTCGGCAATCGCCGCGTCGGCCGCTGCAACACCTGCATCGCCAATCGCAGCAACGGCCGCGCGGCGGCCAGGGCGCGGCGACGTGACCCGCCCTGATACAAACCCAACCGCCGCCGAGCTGCGCCGCGCATTCCAGCGCAGCGGCTTGTGGCGGCGGGGCTGGAATTACCAGCGGGCCATCACCACGCCGCTGATTTTAAAAACACTGGAGGCGCAAGCGCGGGCCGCCCGCCTCATCGCCGAGAGACAACAACCCCCCCCGCCCGATCAGCTTGGGCTTATTTGAAAGGAGCAGCACCCATGTCACGCCCCATCAGCGAAACCCTGCACCACATCGGCGGCGGCGCCTTTGTGGATCAGGCTAGCAACAAGCTTAATGACTTAGTAAACGCCGTGGGCGATACCGGAAAATCCGGCAAGCTGATATTGGAGATTACCGTAAAAAAAGCCACGCGCGGCGGCGCCATGCACATCACCGGACGCTCCACACTCAAGGCGCCGGTCACTGACACGATGGAGGCGATGCTCTTCGCCACCCCCGAGGGCAATCTCGTTGCAGACGACCCGCAACAAAAAAAGCTCGACCTTAAAATTGCAGACGCGCCCACGAATGCGTCGTTGAAAAACGCATAAACACCACCTCCACACAGGAACGCAACAATGACGCCAATCAAAAGCGAAACCCTCTCGTCAAACACCGCCGAAAACATCGCCGAAACCCTCGCCCGCGAGCTGAAAACCCCGTATGAGATCGCTGGTGTCGATAACATCCGCCGCGTGGCCCTGCCGCCCGGATGGAAAATGGACCAGTTTGACGACTCGATCTTGCTCCCCCATCCATTAAAAAAGACAGCCTCGGCCACGCTTAACGACGCGGTCAGCTTTATCGCTTATCTCAAACGCCACGCCGACCCGCTGACCACCACGGTGTGGTGCTTGGCTAATTACACCCAGTGCGAAGTCAAGTTCACGGCCATCATTGACGACCACGGTGGCGCGGGGGATCTGCCGAGGTGGAAAAAACACAGCGCTACCTATGCGCCCGCGTTCTCCAGCGAATGGAGAGAATGGGCCGTAAACAATAAAAAGCCGATGAGCCAGGCCGATTTTGCCCAATTCATCGAAAACAATCTGCGCGACATTACCGGCACCTCCGGCGGCGCCACGGGCGCACAGATGCTTGAAATGGCGCTTTCCTTTGAAGCAAAACAAGACAGCCGATTTAAATCCGCCATTCGCCTGCAAAGCGGCGGCATTCGCCTGTCATTTGTCGACGATCAAGACGCCGCCACCGTCGCCGCGATGGATATATTCGACCGCTTCGCCATCGGCGTGCCAGTGTTTTGGAATAGCCAGGCCTATCAGATCGATGCGCGCCTGCGCTACCGCGTGCGTGAGGGAAAGTTAACGTTTTGGTATGAACTCATCCGCGCCGACAAAACGCTGGAAGACGCCACCACCATGCTCATCGATCTTATCAAGACGCAAACGGAGCTGCCGTTTTTCTTTGGTGCGGCGTGATGGAAAAACAAAAAAGGCAATCCGCGGCGAAAACAAAATATTGTAGTGACCTATAAAGGAAAAAAATGTATGGGCGTGAATTGGGTTTCGTCTCAGCGTGGTGAACGCCATCACCGCGCAAAACTAACCGGGCGCAAGGTGCGCATGATGCGGCGGCTTCACGAAAAAAATGGATTATGTATGGCATGTGTCGCGCGCCTTTACCACGTTAATCGCGGCACCGCTTTCGATGCCATCACATATAGGACTTGGGTTCATATTAAATAAAAAAAGTGGGTGAATTATGTTAATCGGACTCACCGGCAAAGCGGGGGCGGGCAAGGATACCGTCGCCCACTACTTATGGCACGCGTACAATTTCAGACAACTCGCGCTTGCAGATCCTATCCGCCGCGGCCTTGTCGCAATGCTCGACTTGCCTGATGACGCGTTCTCTCCCGCCAACAAGGAACGAAACATACCCTGGCTCTGGGAAAGCCCGCGCGCGCTCATGCAAACTCTGGGCACTGAGTGGGGGCGGAATTTAATCCGCGATGACATATGGATTCGTATTGCCGACAGGGCCGTTACGCGTTTGGGGATAGAAAATCCACTAAGCCACACCGTCATTTCAGACATTCGAATGCCCAACGAGGCCTACTGGATACGCAGAAGAGGCGGGCGGCTATGGCACATCAACCGCGATGACGCGGCCAAAGTGAGACCGCATATCTCAGAGGCAGGCCTGGAAATCAGGCCGGGTGATGTGGTGATAAATAATGACGGCACCCTCGACCAACTACACGCCAGCGTCAGGAGCATCATAACGACATCGCACGAGACATTACTGTGCAGGCACACGGTTATAAAACTATGACCGCCCTCACTCTCTTTGCCAGCACCTTCGCCCTTGTTTTTTTCTTGGGCTTGCAATCGCTCAACGTCAATGGCGGGCACTATTGGGCCGCGTTTTTTACCAGCTTCGGCATCGGCATCGGCAATCTGCTGCTTTTTAAATTGGCCCCCAACGCTACCGGCATCGAAATCGCCGCCTTCCTCGGCGGCGGACCACTGGGCATCATCGCCAGCATGCGCGTGCATCGCCGCTTCCTTGCGCGTAAACAGAAATGAAAGACGCCACCCACCCGCAAACCGCACCACGCCCACCCGCCACCCCGGCGGGTGACGCGTCGGCCCTGGTGCGGTTGCTGGCGGCGCGGATTTTTGAAGACTATTTGGCGGAAAGGAACCGTAATAAATCAATTGGAGAAAAAACATGATTAAGCAAGAGCTCATTGAGACGAAGCGCGGCGATAGCAGACCAAAACGCGGCGGGCATAAGTTGATTGCCAGGGAATGCGAATTAGAAGTTGCGACGATGGCTACCCGAGCGCCACCATGCGGAGGCGGCAATGAGAGCTTTTAGAAAAGACGGAAATTTAGTTATAGAAATTAACGAGGATGCACTGGTTGATGGAGTGAGACTGATATCAGAGAGCCCATCATTTAAGGTTACAGATAGAGAAAAATATTTAGACTTCTGCGTAAATCAATTTTGCGACTTTGGGGATAGTGGTGATTTTAGTGCAGCGTCACGGTTAACGACACTCATAGACGACTTGGTGGAGCACGCAGCAGAGTGTGATGCGGGTATTGGGGAAGATTACTAACGGAGTCTAAAATTCGAGATGACAAACAATTAAAGGAAATGCAGAATGAACCCGCTTTGTATCTATCACGGAAACTGCGCGGACGGCTTTGGGGCTGCGTGGGTATTCAAAAACTTCGCCGACAGGGAATTCGATTTCCATGCTGGCATCTATCAATCAGCCCCGCCAGACGTGACCGGGCGCGAGGTATACATGGTCGATTTTAGCTATAAGCGGGCAGTGGTTGAAGAAATGCTAAAAGTGGCCACGCGCGTCGTGCTAATAGATCATCACAAAACAGCCATCGAAGATCTGGCCCCATTAATCGAGTCCAAGCAGATTGAGGCACTTACCGATGTTAATCACTCCGGCGCTGTCTTGGCGTGGATATGGTTCAACGGCCACGTTTTTGAGCAGATGCCGCTACTGTTAAAACACATCGAAGATCGCGACCTTTGGAAATTCGCGCTTGAAGGAACTCGCGAAATACAAGCCAATCTTTTCAGCTACCCATATGATTTCAAAGTGTGGGACACACTCATGGCAGCCGACGTGCACAGCCTAATATCAGACGGCGCAGCGATAGAGCGCAAGCACCACAAGGACATTCTTGAGCTGTTAAGCGTCACAGAGCGGCGGATGGTAATTGCAGGGCATTCAGTGCCCGTGGCCAGCCTACCCTACACCCTCAGCAGCGATGCGGGTCATCTCATGGCGCTAGATGAGCCATTCGCCGCGTGCTATTGGGACACATCCGAGGGAAGAACTTTCAGCCTGCGTAGCAATGATGAGGGCCTCGACGTGTCAGAAGTGGCCAAAATCTACGGCGGTGGCGGGCATCGGAATGCGGCAGGTTTTAGTGTGGACCGCACGCACGAATTGGCGGCTAAATGATAAACGGAGGAACAGATGCCAGAGACAATTACTTTGCACAAGTGTGAACACATCGGCGTTGCCGGTACGACTGACGTGCATATTAAGGCGCTCCCAGATGGGCGCTTTGAGGCCCGTTGTGGCGTTGCGTTTATGGGTGCTACGAACATGGACGAAGCCGGTTTCAAAGCCTGCAATAGCGATCCGTTTCACGACTTGTTCCATGATAACTACGCCTCGGGGAAGGGAGCAACCGAAGACGAGGCGCTGGACGCCATGAAGAACGACATGAAGTCATTGGCGGCTTCTTTATGGGCAAATTGACGCCCAACGCAGGATAAATGGGGTCTGACCCCATTCACCTTACCCCATTCACCTTACAACAGGAGAGAACATGGATTACAAAAGACTAAGCGACGACATAGCAGACCTTGTGGTTGCCCGCCTAAATTACTTTGACGAGATGCCAAAACTTGTTGGGACCGACTACAGCTTCGACGATGCCCTGGCCGCGATGAACTCCGGGGCGGATCGGTACAGGAATGACCCAATCTTTCGAGCGAAGGTGATGTCTCTCGTTGCTGACGTGATGGTCGCTGTAAGGCGCAACGTAGAGCGCTCTAACGTTGCAAATAACGCGACCATGTAGCAGAGCGAAGCGGCGCGGAATGGGTCGCTGTTAATTTGCCTTGTTAGGCACCTTTAAGGAGAAATTAAATGCAACTACTAACTGAATATTTTGAATTACAGAAGAAAGTACACGAGCATTTCGGCTATACAGAAGATTGGGTTGCTATACCTCTTGATGATGGTCACAAATACTTTTGGCGCATTCGAGAAGACGGAAGCGGTGGAGGGACTGTTTGCTTTGCTGATACAGAGCAAGAACTAAAGGACGAAAACGGGCAATATTACGAGAGCGAAATTTATACCCAGCGTTTTTTGCCAAAGTGGATTTACCGGGCGGACGACTTTACGATGGTGTGCGTTGACACCCATACAGACGGCAACAAGTTCTTGCAGGTGTTTGACAATGCTAAAGAACGTAAGGATGCCTAACTCTAAATTATCCGGCAATTCCGCCGCATAACTCGGGACGCTACGCCGCATAACCCGGCTTGCCAATCTCAAGTTCTTGTTCTATATATGTGTGGCACCGGCAAACGCGGCGCCAAATAAAATGAAGGCATACGGAGCGAGAAACATGACCCCCGCTATCTACGCCCGCTATTCCAGCGACAACCAGCGCGAAACCTCCATTGAGGACCAACTGCGCGCCGGCGCCGCGCGCTGCGAGCGCGAAGGCTGGCCCGCGCCGCGCTGCTACACCGACGCCGCCACCAGCGCCGGCACGCCCACGCTGTTACGTGACGGCGGCGCCCGCCTCATGGCCGACATCCGCGCCGGCCTGATAGATATATTAATCATCGAGGCGCTAGACCGCTGCTGGCGCGACATCGTCGACCAAGAGCGCACCGTGCGCGAAATCGAGCGCCACGGCGTGCGCATCATCGGGATGCAGGACGGCTATGACGGCCAGCGCGAAGGCCGTGAAGTGCACCGCGGCATCATGGGCGTGCTGAACGAGGAGCAACTGCGCATCATCGGCAAAAAAACCCACCGCGGCCTAGCCGGGCAAGTCGCGCGCGGCCTTCGCGCTGGCGGCCTGCCCTACGGCTATCTGAGCGCCGCCGCCGACGGCGGCCACCGCCTGGCGCCTCACCCCGAGCACGCGCCGGTGGTGCTCGAAATATATCAGCGATTCGCCGCGGGCGAATCCCCGCGCGCCATCGCCCACGCCCTCAACTTCCGCCGCGTCCCCTCACCGCGCGGCAGCACCTGGGCACTGTCCGCCATCACCGGCCACGCCGGCCAGCAAAGCGGGATCCTCCGCAATCCGATCTATCGCGGAGACTACGTGTGGAACAAATCCCGCTGGGTCAAAAACCCCGACACCGGCATCCGCGCCCGCATCGAGCGCCCGGAATCGGAATGGCAGCGGCAAACCCTGCCCGAACTGAAAATCATCGACGACGACTTAGCGGCCGCCGTCCGCGCCCGCCTGCGCGGCCCGCGCGCGCGCGGCAAAGGCCGCCCGGCCCGCTCGCCGTGGTCCGGCCTGCTACGCTGCGGCCACTGCGGCGGCCCGCTCATCGTCGCCGATGCCCGCTGCTACGGCTGCGGTCGACACAAAGACCGCGGCGCGACAGTCTGCCCCGGCCTGCGCATCCCCCGGCCCTTGCTCGAGTCGCGCCTGCTCGACATCGCCCGCGAACACCTCACCAGCCCGGCCGCCGTCGCCACCCTGCGCGCCGAAATCGCCCGCTTGACCCGCGAACACAACGCCACCCACGGACAACGCGCCACCCACGCCCACCGCCGCCTGGCCGATCTCGAAAAACAAATTCCGCGCCTCGTCGACGCCATCGCCAGCGCAGGCTGGTCGCCCGCCCTCATCGAACGTCTAAACCAGGCCGAAACCGAGCGCGCCGCCCTCATCGCCGAAAAAACGACCGCGCCAGACGCCCCCACGGCCGAGATCGTGCCCAGGTTGATGGAAAGATACCAGGCCGCGCTCGATCGTCTGCCTGACATGATCGCACGCACGCCCGACACCGCACGCGACGCGCTGCGCGAGCTGCTGGGGGAAATAACGGTAATTAAAGACCAAGCGGGCGACGTGTGGGCAGAGCTGCCGGAATACGGGGGCGGGATGCTGCTAAATGTGGTAGCGGGGGCGCGCTTTGTTATTAAGAAGCGCCGCCGCTACCGAGTGGCATAGCCCTGCCACGGCGCGAGAGTCTACCCACATGGGCCGCCCCTGTCCACCAGTGCGCCGCATCGCTTAATAATTGATAGGGAAAACCCTGTATTTTTTTCGAGATATTTAGGTGGATGCTTTACCCTAAAGTATTTACTAAAATCATTGACACTGCGCGCGGCCCGTGTTTTAATATCCCCACGGTAGCTAATCAGCTACCCCGACACCAGCCGGTAGCCTGGTGAGGCTCATAAAATGAATATCTATCTAAACTGCCCCTACTCCAAGAAAGAAATCGCCAAACAACACGGCGCGCGTTGGGATGCAGCTTGCAAACAATGGTTTTTTGCTGGCGACGCATTGCCGGAACCGCTCAAACAATTCGCAAACCCGCCGAGCAAAAACGGTCGCGCGTTCTATCGTTGCCCGAGTTGCGGGACAACCGGCTATGGCGGCGCGTATCCGTTCAGCACCTGCCCGCCCACGTGCGATGACTGCAACTAATTAATCACGGCAATTGGGCCGGATATTTACATGGAGCATGCAACGATGAACACCGAAATAATCATTCCCGCGACAAAAAACGACCCACGCGCCTACGGCGTCCAGAAATACAGCAACGGCGCGCCGTGGAACGTCGCCGGAGGAATCGCGCCGAACGGCGTGAGCGCCACTCGGTATTTGCGAAAATCCGCACCAGACGTGGCGCAGCTCTCGCCGCTGGCCGCGTGGCTTTTTACACATGCGCCCAAATGCGTAGCCGGTAATATGCCCGCGTTTGCAATAGCAAATCGGGTGAAATGCTTCATCGGTCTGACCAGCGCAGATATGCTGCGTCGCGACAGCCCGGCGGACGCCGACGGTTTTATCAAATGCTACGGCGAGCTGCTAGACCAGCCCGCCAGGATAGACGACTGGCTGTTCCCCGTGACGCGGCCCGACTGGTCAGACGAGAAATATTGGAATTCCGTCGCCACGGGCATGATTGCCGCTGGTGTGGTGCGCGTACAGATCGGAGACGCTGTATTGGAGGTGGCGCAATGAGCGCATTCGCCAGCCTGATGCGTCGTGCCGATACGCTACGCCGGGCTGAATTAGACCCCGCTGTCAGCGATTGGTGGGCCGGGTATGTGCGCGGTCTGCGCCGCGCGCATCACGGCGAGAAATTCGGCACAGAGACGGAGCACGACATGTGGCTGGCTGCCGCCGATTCTACAGACCCCCGCCGCGCATCAATGGGCCGAGGGTACGCGGCTGGATTGACAATGACAATAAAAGAGCCGGATTAGGTGACGCTCGATCAATTCACCGCCACCGCCGCTCAAACCCGACTAAAGGCCCGCAGTCTCGACGCTGCCCGGCTGGTGCTGGTCGACGGCATGACAAAAGCCCAAGCCGGGCGCGCGGTGGGAATCTCCCGCGCCGCCGCGGGCGTGGCGGTTGAAGTCGTCGAGCGGGCGCACAAAGCGACCATGGGCTGCCCGGAGGGGTGGGCGGTGTTGTCGGTGTGCCTGCCACTTGATTCTGACGCGTGGCGGGCGGTGAGTGAGATCGAGCGCGCGGAGTTGGCACGATGCAAGCTTACGCCCCCTCACGCCAATACCGCCAACCAAGCAGCCGCACGGCGGCCCACATGATGCCGCGGCGCCAGGCAGGAACGCCGACGATGGCCGAGGCTTCGCGCAGTACGGCGTCGGCCATCACGCGGGACACAAGCCGGGTTGAATAAAGGTAATCGTGCAGCACGGCGGGGGCAACGGCGGTGCCGCCGGTCAGCCAGTATATAAACGGGGCGCGGGGAACGCTCGCCAGATCGGTACGAAATCCACGGGGCACGACAAAAAAATCACAAGCCACGTCTGACTGATAAATTAGCGGCCGAGTGAGCACCCATTGTCCGTCGTCGGCCTCGCTGGCCGCCTCCATCGCGAGCGGCATGTGAAATTTGCTCATGCCTGGCGCAACTTTTCGCGCAATTGAAAATGCGGAAATTCGCGGAAACGGGTCCATGCCCCTGCCCATTCCAAGCCGCAGGCCTGCCCGATTTCACCGATACGCTGCCACAAAGCAAGGTCCACACCCGTAGTGCCCCACACCGGCTTACCCAACCGCAAGGGCACTACGTCAAACGCCCGCGACGCGGGGACGCCGCCCACAGTGATGTTGTGCAAACTTTGCCCGCCGCGCGCATTAGTCACACGGCGGCCTGGCAGGGTGCGACCTATCGTATACAGTGCATCCTGTTCGGCGGTGTCACGATAAGTACACGTGACAAGCACATCGAACCCGCGCTCTTTGCATGTCGCCAAAAACCGATAGCAGAGCGGCCGGATGTCGGGGTGCAACTGCTCGATGCTGCGGCTAGGCATGCGCCACCTCCTGCTCATCTTCATCTTTGTTCCAGTTTTCTCCGTTCGGCCCACACCGCCCGCCGATGGCGTGGCGTTCGTCGCGGCATGAGCGCAGCACGCCAAGCAACTCAGTCAAGGCGCACGCATCAGGCTTGGCGTGTATGCGGTGCTGGCACGTCTGACATGATCTATATCGCGCCATCGTTTCGCGACCGACCATCACACCGCCTCGTTAATGATCGTGAAAGCGCGACCCCACACCAAGCCATTTGTGTGATCGGCATCGTAAACAACCAGGCGCGCCGTATAGCGCCCGGCCGACACGCCGCCAGCTACATTAATCAGCAAAATCTCAAGCACCCCCCCGCCGCGCGACCAATCAAAAACGCCCGCATCCACATCACTGTCGATGATAAATCCATCAGCGCCCGTGTCGGGGGTAAGCGCAAGCTGGGTGCGCGTCACGGCGCCCCCGTCGATGGCCAGCCCATCCGCCAACACCTGTAAAATTATTTCATTGTCGCGCGCCGGATAGGCGCGCTCAATCGCGGGGATTGCTCCACTCATGCCGTTCTCTCCCACATAATAAAAACAAGGCGGCGCGTGCGCCAGATGCCGCCTTGTTTTGTCATCGCCATTAAATTATGCCGGGGGCGCAAAGCCGAATTTTTGCTCGGGTATATTCACCGGGTTGCCAGACGTGAGCACCTGATCGCCCGTTTCTTCGTTAACGACGAGCAAGCGCGGCGAGCCGCTGCCATCATAAATGGCTATGTGCAGGTCCTCTCTCACCTCATAGATTGAGGTCGCATTCAGCGCCGTGCCGAGCGTATTGCTGAAGGTGAGAACGGTTGCCGTATTCGAGGCGATATACCCCACTTGCCCCGCGCCCGTGCCGCCCGTAATACGCGCCACTTTCCCGGCAAAGGCATTGGTGCTCCACGCCTTGCCTGTGTCGGTTAACGTGGTTGCGCTACCGGCCGTAGCCGTGCCGCTGTCCAGCGCGGGCACATTGACGCCGACCGTGCCGGACTTCGCCACCAGCGTCACCTCGCGCCCGCCGCCAGCGCGCGCGCCTAAGCTCACATTGCCGGCCGTGATGCTAATTTCATCACTCACGCGCTTACCCGTGGGGAAGAGCGTAGAGGCCTCAGTGACGGTGGCGGGCTTGCCAGCACACACCGTCATCTTAAGCACGCCACCCAGCCAATTCGCCGAATTGCTGACTTGCTCCAGCCCCTTATCCATTAAATCATCGTGATACGTTTTACCGGACATAACGCCCTCCTTACAGTGACCGCACGGTGCGCGCGGGGGTAGTGGTTGATAATTGCCTTTTGGGCGTGATGGAAATTAATTCGGTGCGCGTAATATTTCCCAGGCGCGCGGCGAAGGAGTCAATGCTGGGCATGGCGGAGTCGGAATAGGCAGGCAATGCGGTGAGGTTATGGGTTTGCGCTACGGCAATCGCATCGAGCGAGGCTTGCGCCATGAGATCAGCGCACACAAGCGCATGACTTTGACTGATCGCCACGGACTCGACGACAGCCACCGCGGCGATGTCACCCACGGTGAGGTTATGCACCGCGCCTTCGCTCACCGTCACACTCGCCATCGAGGCGACGGCGACTGCATCATCAATGCTAAGCGCATGCGTCTGTGCCAGCGCCACCGCGACCACATCGCCCGCGCTCGCGCTGTCGGCCATCGTGAGATCATGCACCGCGCCTTCGCTCACCGCCATGCCCGCCA